ACGGACGCCATATCGTCCAGACAAATCAATACAGTTGAGCCTGTTCGAAGCCAACTGATATTGATGATGTGACCGAGAAAACCACCAAAGCTGTTATCGACTGGGAGCGTATCGAAGCGGATTACCGCGCCGGTATGAAATCAGTACGCGAGATCGCCGCAGAGAATGCCGTGACGCATCCGGCAATCATGAAGCGAGCCAAGCGTGACGGATGGGATCGCGACCTTTCTGCGCGGATACAGGCCAAGGCTGATGCCTTAGTTACCAAGCAGATGGTAACCGCAGAAGTTACCGCTGCGAAACTGGAAACCGAACGGCAGGTCATCGAAATCGGCGCGCAGGCAGTTGCCAATGTGCGCTTGGCACACCGGACAGATATCAAACGTATGCGCGATCACGTTGCCCGTCTGCATGCCGAGTTGGTGCAAATGGAAGAGGCTACCGAGAACAAGGCCGCCTTGGGCGTCCGGGTTGACCTGGCAAAGAAGATCGCTGACGCACAGAAAACACTGATGGTCCTTGAGCGCGAAGCATGGGGCATTCAGAACAGCAGTGAAGGCCAGACACCGCAGACCATTACCAAGATCGTGCGAGAGATCGTGCGCAAGACATGAGCGAGCTTTGCATTCAGACAGCCGAGGTGTTTGAGCCGCTACTTGCTGACGCTCGCTACAAGGGCGCGAAGGGTGGCCGGGCTTCTGGCAAGTCTCAGTTTTTCGCTGAGCTGCTGATTGAGGATTGCGTGCGGGAGCCGATAGACGCTGTTTGCATCCGTGAGATTCAGAAGTCGCTGAAGTATTCGGCAAAGAAGCTGCTTGAATCAAAGATCGAGAGCATGAACGCTGGCTACTACTTCGAGGTGCAGCAGGAGCAGATCAAGTGTCGCCCTGCCGGTGGTGGTGAAGGCGTGATTATTTTCCAGGGCATGCAGGACCACACGGCTGACTCGATCAAATCGCTGGATGGATTCAAGCGTGCGTGGATCGAGGAAGCACAGACGCTGAGTCAACGCAGTCTAGAGCTGCTGAGGCCAACGATTCGGGAGCCGGGAAGCCAGATCTGGGCGAGCTGGAACCCGCGATACGAGACTGATCCAATCGACCAGTTGTTTTGTGGTGCGGAGCGCCCGAAAGACTTGATTTGTGTTGCGGCCAATTACACCGACAACCCATGGTTGCCGCAGGAAATGCTGGACGAAATGGAGTATGACCGCCGCCGAGACCCGGACAAATATCAGCACATCTGGTGTGGCGGCTACGAAACGAAGAGCAAGGCACGCGTATTCACCAACTGGAGAGTTGAAGAGTTTGAGCGACCAGCAGGAACGATTCACCGGCTTGGAGCCGATTGGGGCTTCTCTGTTGACCCTAGCGTGCTGGTGCGCTGCGATATCGAAGGAAAGCGCCTGTATGTGGACTACGAAGCCTACATGGTTGGATGCGAGATTGATGAATTGCCGGACCTGTTCATGACGGTGCCTGACTCGGAGCGCTGGCCTATCACTGCTGATTCGGCAAGGCCAGAGACCATCAGTTACATGCAAAAGCACGGGTTCCCCAAGATCATGGCCGCCGTCAAAGGGCCGAAGTCGCTAGAAGAGGGCGTTGAGTTCTTGAAGTCGTTCGAGATCATCGTACACCCGCGCTGCAAGCACACCATCGATGAGCTGACGCTGTACCGATACAAGGTCGATCCGCTGGATGACACAAAGGTGCTGCCGATCTTGGAAGACAAGGACAACCACGTTATTGACGCGCTGCGCTACGCCTGTGAGGGAGCGCGGCGAGCAGCAAGAAATCGCAGGCCGCCATCAAAGGCACCTGAACCCATTAAAAACACTGGCTGGATGGCTTCCTAATATGGCGCAAGACCTTTTACAAGAATCGAAAGAGAGATATCAGGACATCACTGATCATTTCTCCGATTTTCGCGAGCGCCGACTGGAAGACCTGAAATTCAGCAATCCTGACGATCCACAACAATGGGACGATCAGGTGCGGCAGGCACGCGAAAACGCCCCCGGTGGTGCGCGGCCATGCCTGACTTTCGACCACACAAACCAGTACATCAATCAGGTCGTGAACGACGCACGGCAGAACAAGCCGGGCATCAAGGTTCTGCCGGTGGATAACGGTGCTGATATCAAAACGGCGTCGGCACTCGAAGGGATGATTCGCCAGATCGAAGATCAATCACGCGCATCGATTGCATACGATACGGCCATCGATCACGCCGCACGCTGCGGTGTCGGATGGATGCGTGTGATCACGGAGATGTGCAACCCAGCACTCAATGAGCAGGAAATTCGCATCAAGGCCGTGGTTGATCCGCTGAGCTGCATGATCAGCCCTGAGTCCGTCGAGCCGGATGGTTCCGACGCAACCGATGGCTACATTACGTCCGTGCTGTCAAAGGCCGCTTTCGAAAAGCAGTACGGCACCAAGGCCGCACAGACATCCTGGGATGCAGCCGCGCCGCTGTGGTTCAAGGACGACGCTGTCCGTATCTGCGAGCGCTATTACCAAGTCAAGACAAAGAAGAATCGACTCTATGTGCAGCTTCCAGATTCATCGACACGCGTCGTTGATGAGGAACAGTATTGGAACATTGCGCGAGAAATCGGCACGAATCCGATCGTTCTGATGCAGTTCATGGATGAGCAAACAACGGTCAAGTGGCTGACGATGACCGGTGCCGAGATTCTGGACGAAACGGAAGTTCCATCACCGTGGATTCCCATCGTGCCAGTCTACGGAAACGTGCTGTGGATCGATGGCAAGCGCTCCGTGTGCGGCCTGACCCGACAGTTGATGGATGGTCAGCGTGCGAAGAACTACGAGCGCAGCGCTGGTATCGAAATGATCGCGCTGCAACCGAAGTCGCCGTTTATCTTGCCGTTTGAGTCGGTGCAGGGATTTGAGCAGGAGTGGAAGACGGCAAACACGGCCAACATGGCCTATCTGCCATACAACGCGCTGGACCCAGAGGGTAATCAGTTGCCAGCTCCACAGCGCCTTGCGCCGCCACCGATCCCCGGCGCGTTCATCCAGGGCGCACAGATGGCCTCGGATGACATGCAGGCCGCCATCGGCATGTACAAGTCCAACCTGGGCGCTCCAAGCAACGCCACCTCGGGCCGCGCAAAGATGCAGGACCAGCGCGAGGGAGACACGGCGACGTATCACTATGTGGATAACCAGCGTCGTTCGATTGAACACGTGGGCCGCATCGTTGTGAACATGATTCCATCGATCTACGACACAGAGCGCGAGGCTCGGATTCTCGGGATGAATGGCGATATCAGCGTCGTGAAGATTTCACCGGACGCCACCGGTTATCAAGAAGGGAAAGTCCCAACAATCAACCCGGCGACAGGGAAATATGACGTCCGTGTCAAGGCTGGCCCATCGTATGCGACACAGCGGCAAGAGGCATCGGATGCTCTGACGCAGGTGCTTACCCAGAATCCAGGCTTGATGTCGATCCTTGGGCCGACGTGGGCGCGTGCGCAGGACTGGCCGGAAGCTGACAAGGTTGCCAAGATTCTGTTGGCGATGGCACCACCACAAGTTCAGGCTCTTGAAAAAGAAGGCTCTGACGACATGCCGCCTGCTGCACAGGCTCAAATATCGAGCATGCAACAGCAGATTCAGCAGTTGCAGGAGCAGCTTAAGCAGGCATCTCAGGCCGCTGATGAGAATCAACGCAAAGCGGCGTTTGACATGAAGAAGCTTGAAATCGAAGAATTCGATGCTGTCACGAAGCGTCAAGACTCCGACACAAAACGCATCGTCGCGCTCAACCCGCCAGACCCAGGCATGACGCCGGAGCAAGTGCAATTGCTGGTGATGCAGATGATGCAGCAGCAGGCCCAGCCGCCAGCGCAGCCACTGCAAGACGACGATCAGCCACCGATGCAGCAGATGCAACCGCAGCCGCAACAGCAGCCTATGCAGCCACCGGAAGGCATGCAGATGCAGCAAGCACCAGTTTCACAACCTCCCACTTCGCCGGGCATGGGCGATGCAATCCCACAAGGAAACGTAAATGTCTGAACAAAACACCACTTCCGGGGACTTGCCGGATGCAGCCGCAGCGAATCCTGCTGATGAGCCAGTAGCAACACCATCGCCTGGTGCGCAAGATCAATCTCAGGGCGAAGGTCAGAACGGGGAAGGCAGTGCAGAAAATGCTGCCGAGGTAGAACCCGAACTGACGGAGCGCGAAAAGCAGTTGCAGCGCGACAAGGACAACGCAGAGAAGGCGAAACGGTCTTTGGAGCGTCGTATCGAGAGGATGACAAGGGACATCCGGCAGCAACAAGCGGCACCAGTGCAAACCAATCAGCAAGAGCCTGCGCAGATGAACGAGCAGGAGATTGCGAGATTGATTGACCAGCGTGCACACGAAGTTGCAGAGCAGACGGAGCTGGTCAACAAGTGCAATTCGATATTTCAGCAGGCCGTCAAGCTCGATAAGAACTTTGAAACGAATTACGGAACCTTGCAGCAAGAAGTCGGGCCGCAGTTCGATAGCAAAGGGAAGCCGCTCCCCATGATGTCCGCTGTTCTTGAGTCCGATGCTCCGGCCAAGTTGCTGAAACATCTGACGGATAACCCTGATATCGCAGCAGAGATTTACGACCTGCCACCAGCAAAACAAATTCGCCGTGTCGCGTTGCTCGAAATTGAGCTGACCGAAGCGGCAAAGCAGAAACCAAAGCAGCCCAGCAATGCGCCGAAACCACCGACTGTTGTCAAGGGTGCGGCCTCCGGTGATGAGCCAGATCAAAACGATACGGCACGCTGGATTGAATGGGATTGGAAACAAGATCAAGCAAAAAGGAAAAGGTAAAACATCATGACAAACAATCTGATCACACCACAATGGATCACCAACAAAACCCTCAAGTGGCTGGTGAACAACTCGGCATTCCTCGGTAGCATCAACACTGATTACAACGACGAATTCGCCAAGCAAGGCGCGAAAGTCGGATCGACTATCAATGTTCGTCGCCCGGTGCGTGCGCAAGTGCGATCCGGTGCAGTAGCGAATATTCAGGACATCAACGAAACTCAGGTGCCAGTCACCATTGAGCCGGAATTTGGTGTTGATTGGCAATTCTCCGACTTCGACAACACTCTTTCTGTCGATAAGTTCGAAGAACGCTATTGCAAACCGTTCGGCTCCCAATTGGCAGCTGAGCTGGATTTGCGTATCGGACAGAGGTTTTATCGTGCTGTGGCGAACCATTCCGGCACGCCTGGTACCGGTCCATCGACAGCGGCAAACGTTCTGGCCGCAGGCGTCATTCTGGACAACAACAGTTGCCCACGTGATGGCAAGATGCGCCAGATTTCCTTGAACCCACTGGCAAATGCGGCGCTGGTCGGCGGCATGACTGGCTTTTTCAATGATCCGTCCACCATCTCCAAGCAGTTCAAGACGGGCCTGATGACGTCTTCGACCTTGGGCATGGACTTCCAGATGTCGCAGAACTTGCCGACGCATACGGCTGGCACGCAGGGCGGTACGCCACTGGTCAATGGCGCCAACCAAGGCATCATCAATAGCGGAACAACCGACAATCCATATTCGGCCACCACGTCGCTGATTACGGATGGCTGGACGGCTGCAGCAGCGCAACGCCTGAACGTTGGCGATGTGTTCACGATGGCCGGTGTGTTTGCAGTCAATTTGGTGACCAAGCAAAGCCTGAACGTTTTGCAGCAGTTCGTTGTGACTGCGAACGCTTCGAGTGATGCATCTGGCAATCTGACCGCGATCATCAGCCCGGCGATCATTGCCGGTGGCGCGTATCAGAACGTCACTGCGCGGCCTGCCGACAATGCAGCAATTACTGTCGTTTCTGGCACCTCTGGCGCGTCGGTGCCGCAAAACATCCTGTTCCACCCGGACGCATTCACGCTGGTGACTGTTCCAATGGATGTACCGAATGGCATGGATATGGCTCACCAAGCCACCTACGAGGGCGTTACGCTGCGCTTCGTGCGCGGCTACGACATCACCAACAACCGTCGCATCAGCCGCTTCGACATCCTGGCTGGCTACGGCGCTCTGCGTCCTGAGTGGGCTGTTCGGGTACCAAGCTAATCGTTGCTTAACGGCAGGGGTTTCGGCCCCTGCTTTCTGGAGAAAACAATGGATCAATACCCAAAGTGGAAGTACGGAGAAGATGGCGCGTCACGCGTCGTGAAGGACGAAGACGAGGAAAGCGCACTTGAAGGAACGTGGTGGGACAGCCCCGCTGATGTTGTCCCAGCAGAAAAGGTGCCGACTGAAGAGGAACAATTGCTGTCCGATGCCAAGGAAGAAAAAGCCGAACTCATGGCCGAAGCAACATCGCTCGGGCTGTCGATTGATGGGCGCGCAGGGATCGCCAAGATCAAATCACTGATCGCGGCGGCCAAGCAAAAGACTGGTGAATAACGATGACACCGGCTGATCTGATTGGCAGCGCATTCCAGCGAGCAGGCATCTACGGAGCCGACCGCATTGTCAGCGCGGAAGACATGCAGACGGGCTTCGAGTGCCTCAACGAAATGATTGATTCATGGTCGGTGGAGAGCCTGTATCTGTATCAGCTGGTTACGCAAACATTGCCATCCGTGACAGGGCAAGCAACATACACGCTTGGCCCGACAGGCGACTTTGTCGGCGTGCGTCCGACCTCGATTGAAAACGTCATTTACACGGATGGCAGCATTGATTACACGGTTGTGCAAATGACGCAGGATCAATATGACCAAATACCCTACAAAGCGGCTGCTGGCATCCCGTCGGCGTTTGCGTATGAGCCATCTCTGCCGCTCGGTGTGCTTTCGCTTTATCCGGTTCCGAGCACAGGCGGCACGCTGAATGTACAAACGGCACAACAGTTGACGCAGTTTGCAGCAATCAATACGGATATTGCTTTTCCTCCCGGCTACCGTGCGGCAATTCGGCAAACACTCGCTGTTGAGTTGTGCGCTGAATTTTCGGTTACGCCGAGCGCGGCATTGGTCGGCACAGCAACACGTGCGAAACGCGCTGTCCGCCGCATGAATTCACGCACGCCAATTCTTGATGTACCAACAGGAAGAGCTGGGACGCGAAATATTTTGTCAGGCTTCAATTAACCAAGGACTGAAAATGAAAAAAATCTTTCTTTCTCTCGCATTGCTACTCGCGGCCTTCGATGCCGCTGCCACGGCCAACCAGATGCGGCTGAACCAGCGCGACCCGACAGACTCGTTTTTCTATGCTCGCGATCTGGTCAACCCGGTTGGGGCCGATGGCATTTTCTTCTTCGATAACGCGACCCAGTTGCCCAAAATGGTGACGTTGGGTACTGGCCTATCGGTCAGTGGCAGCGAAATTGTTTCGACAGTACCGGCTGGCCCGGAAGGTCCGCAAGGCCCGGCTGGTGAACCTGGGGCCACTGGCCCAACAGGCGCTACCGGAGCCACTGGTCCGCAAGGTTCCGTCGGCCCACAAGGGCCACAAGGTAATCCCGGTCTGGCTGCATTCGGATTCCCTTCTGCTCGCACGCTGGCCGCATCGACCTCTTATCAGGCATCGGACAATACGAAACCGGCGATTCTGACGGTCAGTGCTGGTTGCACAAACTCGTCAACAGTGACTGCCGCCAGTGCTTGCACGATGCAGATTCGCATGCATACCTCGGCGGTGACATGCTCCACCGGCGCCATCTATGCGACATGGTCCAGCACGTATGACCTCGGCCTGCTGCTGACGAATGCCAGTATCGCGCCGATCGATATCAAGCTGCCATCCGGTGCGTATTTCATCCTTTGCCCGACTGCCGGGACATTCGCGTTCGATGCTGTTGAGCAGGCGGTGAACTGATCATGAGAAATTTTATGCGGATCGGGGATTGCGATGTGCTGCAGTTGATGCTGGCGATACAGCGCCGTCCTGAATTGTGGGCAGAGGATTCGTTTTTGCGCCATTACCCTCAAGGACCATTTGGCGAAGTGGAGTCAATCATGCTGCGCTTCCCAGAGAAGGTGGTTTTTGAAGGCGATGACGCAGAGGAAAAGCTAGCGCTCTACAAAACGAACATGCTGCCCGGATTCGATCAGCACGAGAGCATGGACTATCCGGCATACAAGACATTGGCCGAAGCCAGGCCACTGGTCATGAGTCTGATGGCACGCGTCCAGGGTGAGCGCCTGGGGCGCGTGATGATCAACAAGATTTGTCCGGGCGGCCGTATTTTCCCGCACGCTGACACACCAGAGCATGCGAACTATTACAGCCGTTTTCATATTGTTCTGAAGAGTGCGCCCGGCGTGCTGTTTCGCTCTGGTGATGAGCAGGCCTATATGCCGACCGGTGATGTCTGGTGGTTCAACAATAAGCTCGACCATGAAGTCATCAACAACAGCGGCATTGATCGAATCCACATGATCGTAGATATTCGGACCTCAAAATGATCACTTACCACATCGAATCCTTTTCTGAGCGCCTTGAAGAGTTGAAGGCTTTGTTGCCGCTGCATTACGAAGAACTGGCGCTCAACAAGGACAAGGTGCCGCTGTCGCCGCAATACGAGGTCTACGTTGACCGCGAGCGGCAAGGAATGCTGCTGTTCGTCACTGCACGCGATGCCGGGCAGCTGGTCGGCTACTTCATCGGCTTTGTAGCACCAGGGCTGCATTACTCGACCTGCCTCACTTGCATCATGGACATTTTCTATATTGCACCTGATCACAGGGGATCGAACGCTGGTTTCCAACTGTTCAAGTTTGTGGAAAAGGAATTGAAGCGGCGGCGCGTGCAGCGCTGGTTCATGGGCGCAAAGGTGCATTTCGATTGCAGTTTCCTGTTTGAAAAGCTTGGTGCTGAACTGGTTGAGAAAACCTATTCGCTGATGCTGGAGGATTGATGAACCCGATCAAACAATTATGGGCTTGGATGCGCCCACCCGAGTTCCATGTCGCGGCGGCAGTCGTCGGCGGTGCGGTCGTCGGTGGCGTTGCCAGCAACCTTGCTGCTGGATCTGCTGCCAGTGCGCAGTCAGACGCAGCAACACAATCTGCTAATGCAACACTGCAAGCGCAGCGCGAATCTAATTCTCTCCAGCGCTACATGTACGACACGTCGCGCTCGGACAATGCTGCTTTCTTGCAGAACGGCACAGCGGCCAGCAACAAACTGGCATTGAAGCTAGGGATTACTCCCAACAGTTCGATCAATACGAGCAACACCTATGCAACGCCAGACCAATCTGAGGCCAATTTTAACGTTGCGGCATACCTTGCCGCGAACCCAGATGTTGCACAGAATGAATACGCTTCGCAGCATGCCTATCAGCATTACCTGAACAACGGCAAGGCAGAGGGCCGCGCATTCACCTACATCAACGCGCCACAGACAGAAGATCAGGTATCAGCGGCCACGCAGGCGGCGCAGGCCGACCCCGATTACGGCTCATTGAACCAGAAATTCGAAACGAAACAGTTTGATCAAAATGCGCTCGACAATGATCTTGTCTACAACAAGACCTATCAGACAGCTCTTGATCAGGGGAATCTTGCTGTCAATCGACTGGCGGCGGCCAGCGGTAGCTTGAATTCTGGTGCTACGCTGAAAGCCTTGCAGGATCGTTCTGCCACGACTGCCAATCAGTATGTTGGGGATGCATATAACCGCTTCAACAATGACCAGACGAACGCCTACAACAGGTTCACAAACGATCAGACCAACGATTACAACCGGCTGGCCGGGCTGTCAGGATCAGGACAGACTGCGGCCAATACGCTGACATCGGCAGGAAACAATGCCGCCAGCACCGGCACCAGCACAGCGCTATCAACCGGGAATTCTTTGGCGAACACATACGCAGATCTGGGCAATTCGCGAGCAGCCAGCGCCATCGGTACAGGAAATTCGATCAACAGAGGTATCAGTTCGATTTCAAATTATTACACCCAGCAAAATATGTTGAATTCACGTTCCAGCAATGGAATTAACTATGGTTACGGCTATAGCGGAAGCACAAATGGGGGATTTTATGGCGGTGATAATTCAAATGGGAGCTATTAATGCCAATAAATGCAAACATTCTTTTGCAGCAGGAGCCGGTCAAATTCGACAATCCCCTGGACACATACGCACGCGTCCAGCAGATCAGCGGTATCCAAAACCAGAACCGTCTGGCGCAGTTACAGTATGACCAAGCAGCACGCCAAGACACGCAGCAAAATGCATTGGCCCAGGCATATCGGGATGCATACGACCCGCAAACAGGCCAATTGGACAATAGCAAGCTGATCGGCAATCTGGCTGGCGCTGGTGCTGGTGCAGTTATTCCTGGCGTCCAGAAGGGAGCTGCGGAGGCTCAAAAGGCGCAGCGTGAGGCCGACAAGGCGAATCTGGAGCAGGCTATTCAGAAACAGGCGCTGGTTTCACAGTACGCTGGATCAGCCACTGATCAAGCATCATGGGATGCTGCGCGCAATGCTGTATCGCAGCTTGGCATTGATATCAGCCAAGTTCCGCAGCAATTTGACCCGTCTGTCGCCAAGCAGCTACAACAGCGTGCGCTGACTGGCGTGCAGCAACTCGACCAGCACTGGAAACAAAAGGGCTACGACCTCGACGTGCGCAAGCAGGAGGAAATTGAGCGCAACAACAAGGCGCAGAACACTGTTGCTCAAGGTCAGCTTGGGGTGGCCAAGCAGCGCCTGGCTTACGATCAGTCTCAGCCGAAGGGGCAGTTTGATTCTGATCGAGGAATTCTGGTTGACCCACGTACCGGAAACGCTACGCCTGTGCGCGATGCCAGTGGCAATCCTATTGGATCAAAGCAAAGTAATACGCAGCCATCTGAAGATGAGCGCCGGTCCGCTGGCCTTGCTGTGCGAATGGAATCTGCATTGAAACTTGTGAACGATGTGACCAAAGAAAATCCATCGGCAGCAAAGCCCAGATTCCTTGAGCGAGCTGCCGGGAAAGTTTCGGAGGATGCTGCAAATTCCGTTCGCGGCACTGCGCGACAGCGCGTAGATACTGCGCAGATCGATGCTCTTGATGCCGCTCTCACGCTCGCCACGGGTGCGGCATACACGAAAGAGCAGTTGGCAGGACTCTCAAAGTCTTATTTCCCTCAGATTGGAGACGATCAACAGACCGTGCAAGACAAGAAAAACCGTCTTCAAGAGGTGATTCAAACAGCTAGGATTCGGGCAGGCCGCGCAGAGGGGAACATCGACCGCGTGCGCGGCAATTCGCCGCAGCAGGCCACTAGCGTCCCAGCCGACATAGCTGAACTTTTGAAAAAGCACGGAGGCTAAATGGCAAGCCGCGAACAACTCTATGCAGCTCTGCGCAATGCGGATGCAGCAGGCGACGTGGAAGGCGCACGCAAGCTGGCGGCGTACATCAAGTCGATGCCAGCCGATGCTGCACCAGACAAGCCAGAAACAACGCTGAGTCAAGATGTGATCAGCGCCGCAAAGAATACGGCCATGGGGTTCGGTCGTGGCGTCAAGGACGTGCTGGATACTGGTGCGCAGTTGCTTTCCAGTGGTTTTGACAAGATCACTGGCACAAACGAGGGGGAACGTGTTCGTCAAATGAACCAAGCTGATCAGGACGAATTCAAGCGCGACTATGGCGACAGCACGGCAGCCAGCATCGGTCGCATAGGTGGAAATATTGCCATCACTTTGCCGGTTGGCCCCGTCCTTGGTTCTGTGGTACGTGCGGCAGCTCCGGCAGCCGCACCTTTGGCAAACGCCTTGGCAACATCAGGCATGCGCGCCGGATCGACACCGGGGGCTGTGAATATGCTGGCACGTGTTGCCGGTGGCGCAGGGACGGGCGCTACCTCTGCTGGCTTGGTGAATCCGGATGATGCTGGAACTGGTGCCGCTATTGGGGCGGTACTTCCTCCGGCTCTTGTAGGTGCCGGACGTACTGCGGCATATTTGGCTAATGGTGCACGCTCTCTTGTACAGCCGTTCACCTCAGGAGGTCAGGAAGCAATAGCAGGGAATATCGTTCGTCGTTTTGCGGAAGGTGGTCCCACTCAGATAAATGCAGCAACCCTTGTACCCGGCTCTGCACCAACATTGGCCGAGGCCACGGCCAACCCTGGCCTGGCAACTCTACAAAGGACGGTGCAAGATATTCGTCCAAATGCTTTTGTTGAACGTCAAGCGCAGAACGCAGCGGCACGTAACTCAGCTTTCGAGGGAGCCGCTGGAGATAGGGCGCAGCTTGACTTTTTCCGCACGGACCGCTCTACCGTTGCCGATCAACTGTATGGAGCGGCACGAGATGCATACGATGGCTCAAATGCGACTCCCTTCGTTAAGGGACAGATCACACAGCTTCTTAAGCGCCCTTCCATCGACAGCGCCAGCCGTGAAGCGCAAAGGCTCGCCATGGAACGCGGAGAAAAGCCAGCCGCCGAAGGTAGTTTTCAGGCACTGCAAGACGTGAAAACAATTTTGGATGACAAGATCGCCGCAGCAGTGCGCGACAACCAGGGAGGTCAAGCCAAAGCACTGCAAGCCACGCAGGCCAAGCTTATAGATGTGATGGAGCGACTGAGCCCTGAATATGCCGAAGCGAGAAACACGTATGCAGCTATGAGTCAGCCAGTAAATGCTATGGAGGCATTGCAGGGACTGAAGCTTACCGATCAATATGGAAACATCACTCTTGCCAAAGTAAAAAATGCGATTGATGGCTTGGAGCGCCAAAGGTCCATGCCCGGAGCAAACAATGCGAAGTCGATCACAGATGATCAGTTGGGAGTCTTGCGAGCTATTCAACAAGACTTGTTGCGACAATCGAATATTGGCCTGGGGCGTTCTGTTGGATCAAACACATTCCAGAATATTGCGACAGACAACATCGTCAATTCGCTAGGTGGAAATGCGCTCTCGCGCACAGCAGACAGACTGGGTGTTTCCGGTGTTGCCGGTCAGGCTGGGAGGTTGCTTTATAGCGGACCGAACGAGGCAATTAGAAATAGATTAGCCGACATCATGCTCGACCCGCAAAGGGCGCAGGCTGCATTGTCGGGTACGACCCCTGCGAACATGCTAAACATTAATCCCGCTGTTCTTCAGTTGCTGTATCGCGCTCAGCCCGGCGTCGTTCCTGCTCAAGGGAGCGGCCAGTAATCAACGTATAGAAGAAGTTACCGAAGAATGCCAGCGCCACTAGAACGATAAATTTGATGACCATGTATGAAGTGAAATCGAAATCCACAGTAGGCACCTGAAAGAAGACATTGAACCATGATCATACCTCTATTCGGCCTCGGAAATAAAAGCAGATCGGTGACGGTCAGCGCGCAGCGTCGTATCAACGTCTATGCGGAGCTGAGCGCCGATGCTGACAAGACAGCGATGGCATTCTATGGAATGCCAGGGCTTCGTCTGTTCACTAGCTTTGGCGACACGCCTGTGCGCGGCATGATAGCTGTTGGCGAATTTCTCTATGCTATTCACCGCGGCACATTCTACGAAGTCACAAATGCAGGCGTAGCCACTGCGAGGGGCGCTATCCAGTCTTTGACTGGCCGTGTCCGCATGGCCTTCAACGGTATCCAGATCGGCATCGTTGATGGCGTCAGCATGTACAGCTACAACACAAACAGGACGGCGGCCACAATCACATCAATCACCAATGTGACGACGACAGCCACGCTCAAGACATCGACAGCGCATGGCCGCTATACCGGTGAAACAATCACGGTGTCCGGGGCAACGCCAGCGGCATACAACGGCACATTCACTGTCACAGTGGTAGATACCACGACGTTGACCTACACAATGCTGTCGAATCCTGGCGCTGCCGCATCGGTTGTCGGAGCCTATGTGGTTGCCTCATCTTTTGTGAAAGTGACCTCTGGCCTATTCCCTAATCCGTTCGACATCACCTGGCAGGGCCACATGTTTGCGAATGCGTTCCAGAGCAGTGGTTTTTTTCAAATAAGCGCGATTGATGATGGCACCACTTACGACGCGCTTGATTTTGCATCAGCAGAATCTGAGCCGGATAATCTGGTCCGCGTTATTGCCGACCATGGCGAATTGGTTTTGTTCGGCACCGACACGATTGAGTTCTGGGCGAATAATGGAGATGCTACTTTCCCCTATGCGAACCAGCGCGGTTCTGAGGTTGAATATGGTCTTGCTGCGCCTTGGTCACTCGTCAAATATAACGACTCACTCGCAGGGCTGATGAAGAATGTCATGGGCCAAGTGCAGGTAATGATGTTACAGGGTCACGCTCCGACAGCGTTGAATGGAAACGATCTGAATTTCGTGAACGAGATCAATGGATACGCTACCGTTTCCGATGCAACCGCATTCTCGTACTTGCTGGGCGGCCATCCTTTTCTGCAAATGAATTTCCCGACAGCCGGGAAAAGCTGGTGCTACGACGCGGCTGCCGGTGACTGGTTCGAATTGCAATCGGGGCTTTCCGGCGCTCGGCATCGTGGGGAAATTTGCGTTGATTTTCTGAATAAGCCACGCGTGAGCGACTATGAAAACGGCAATATCTACATCATCGATGACACTGTTTATGCAGATAACGGGATACCTCGGCCATACGAAATAACATCGCGGCATGTGTTTTCAAATCTCGACATTATGCGCAACGCGAGCATCCAAATTGACTTTGAGGTCGGCGTCGGATTAATCAACGGCCAAGGGAGTGACCCGCAAGCGATGCTGCAAATATCGAGAGATAACGGGAATACCTGGGGCAATGAAATATGGCGGCCAATCGGAAAAATTGGCGAATATCTTCGGCGCGTAATCTGGCGAAGACTTGGAGCTGGATATGACTTTGTTTTCAAGGTGCGCGTCACAGATCCGGTCAAGTTCGTGGTAGCCGCAGCCAATTTAAAGAATGGAAATGACCAATGAAAACACTACCTAGATTTCAGGAAGATTTGCCGGTATCAGGCCTGATTGCCAAATTCACTACTGGCTGGAAAGCTTGGTTTCAAGATATTTACGATGCATTGGGTGGCTGGAATTCAACAGTCTCAGGTAATGCTTCCTTGAACTTCCCCGGCATTCCTCTTGGTAGCGAATCGTCGCTGACAGCAGCGTTGCCGGGGGCCGCCGTGGGTGATGTTGTCATATTGAGCCCAATGGCAAATGTGGTCGGCATCATTTTTTTCGCAGTCATTACAGCACCCAGCGTCGTGACTGTTTCCGCGAAAAACTTCTCCACTGATTTTGTTGATGCACCATCAGTAAATTTTAAATTTATCGTGTTTCAGAAATAGAGATATCACATGCCAACCGTAAAACTCAGTCCAATATTCAACAGTCAGATCAGTGACGAAAATGGAGTTCCTGCTGTCGGCTGGAAGGTGTATTCATATGCCGCAGGATCGAGCTCGCCACTGGCTACCTATACGGACTCGACCGGCAGTATTGCGCAGAGCAATCCTATCATTCTGAATTCGCTTGGATTCCCAACGATGGGGCAAATTTGGCTTGCCAGTGGAAACGCATACAAGCTTGTTTTAACGGACGAGAACGATGTCGTAAAGAAAACCGAAGACTTCATTTCAGGCGTCAATGATTCTAGCTCGGCAACCAGCGAGTGGGGCGACAGCGGATTTTCTCCAACCTACATTTTGGCGTCATCGTTCTCTCTTCCTGGCGATCAGACATCGAACTTCCATTTGAATCGTCGCCTGAAATTTCAGACAACAGCGGGGACTGTCTACGGACGCATTACGGCGTCTGTATTCGCATCATCAATCACTACCGTGACGATGCAAATGGATGGCTCCCAGGTGCTTGATAGTGGCCTTTCTGTTGTCCAGTATTCGATCCTGCGAAACGATGTTCTTTCAGTACCTTATCGTGTCGCCACAACGACCGGCGTTGATACTTACGTCGCGTCTGTCGGCATAGTGCGCCTCGTCATTTCAGATGAATACAAAATCAAGATCGCGAACCCGAATTTGACCGCATCGCCAACGCTGAATCTGGATGGGACAGGTGCGATTGCAATTCTCGATCCTAGCGGCTTTCCGCTGGGCGCTGGCGCTCTCAACGGTGAGCATACCTTCCGCTACAACGGCACCTCTCACATCGTCTTGAATCCGCTGAATGTCGCTGCCAGTCCCAGCACATCTCGGCAGACCGTGCTGGGTGGGGTCGTGAACTCTTCCGGCTATCCGAACATGCTTTCCGCTGGGACTGGCCTTGCTTTGAACCTGAGTACGACGGCAGGTGCAGCTCCCATGCGCACAGCTTTTAGCCAAGGCGCGGTTGACTTCATTTCGACACTCTCATCAGATGTCACCGGTGTAGTGACTGCTTTGTCGCCTAATGTTTTGTCGTACGTCACGCAAGATTATGTGAGTTCTACCTCTGTAACCTGGGGGAAAACTATCGCGCCGCCACAGTACGGAGTGGCCTATCAGAGAAGTGCGCAATCGGTATTGCAGTTTGGCGGCTCGGCGGGGTCGACTACATTCCTCGATGATTATGGGAACACGTGGACGCCAAACGGAGGCGCAAAAGTTCAGACAAACCAATTTAAATTTGGAACTGGCGCACTTGGTGGTGCCGGGGCAAGTAATGCGCTGAATGGTACAACTGACTACATAAAAACGACTGACATCACAAGTGTCGGTGCGGCAGGATGGTTTATGCGATTGTGGTTCTATGGAACGAATGTAGCTGGATCACTTCAATGTATTTTAAATTGCGCGCAGTCGTCAGGCGTCAACTTTGGCATTTTTATTGGGGTTTCATCCAGCAAGATAAATTACTACCTTTCCAGTAATGGAACGTCTTGGGACATCGCCAGCGCCGTTGTTGGAACGCTTACCGTACCAGCCAATGCGCAAAATTTCTTCGAGATAACATACGATCCAGTTGCTGGAAAATATTACGGTTTCTTGAATGGCCTATTAGATTTCACGGTGACTAGTTCGGCAAAAATCATAACATTCACAACCGTTACCGTTGGCGGTCAATTATCGAATGTAGCCGGACTCACTGGGTACATTGATAAATTCGAATTTCAGCCTTACTGCCAGCATCCTAACGCCACTCTCTACACGGTCCCTGTGGCAGCGTCTAACGTCGCCACGCAAGGGTATTCAAGCGACTTTTTCAGCGTTCCAGCGATGACGATGTACCAAGTAAGCGGGGCATCAACAGCGGCAGGCAGTAATCCAGTATTTACTGCAAAAAATCGGGTATATGTCGCAGAAACGACGACTGGCGCAAGCACGGTATCCAGCGTTGTAAATTATGCATTCCGTGGCTATTACGACAGCGGATGGTTCTCGGTCACTATTGGCACGCTTTATTTAAAGAGTAACAATCTTGGAATTTCTCCGTCGGTTCGGGTGCTTAAATTTCAAGCGCCGACACTACCAAATTTTATTGGCGATGTTCCAGGAGCTGTTAGCGACGGCACCAATATTTACGGAGCATACACAGGCTCAAACGGGCCAAATACGACGCAGATCAGAACGGCTGCAACCTATGTTTCTCCGATTTATTGGAATACTGCTGCCGGTGTGGCGGCCCCGTATGCAACTGGAAATTATCGACTGATCGAGCAAAGGGGATGGTAATGACTTGGTTCAACGAAACAACGGGGATCGATCATGAGGGCGATCGGCAGCCAGGGGACATTGAGATCTTGCAAAGGACATCGCCACTCGACATCTGGACAGGGACTTATTGGGATGCTCCCGGTAAAAGTCCTGAATCCAGGCGTGACACGATCATCGCTCAACTTCAAGAAATCGACGCTGCATCAATACGGCCTTTGCGAGCGATCTGCTGCAACGTCTCTACCGATGCCGACATCGAGCGTTTGCGTGAATTGAATTCGCAATCTATCGAGCTGCGAGAACAGCTCAAATCGATTGTCTAGGGGGGGGAAGATGGTCGAAGA